CATGTAGGACACTCATCATGTGTTTCAAGAAACTGTATTTCTTTAGTAAGTCTCTTTAATTCAGTTTTATTTTCAGTTTGTTTATCACGTAATCCCTGTAATAACGTACGCTGTGTATCAATACCCTGACATCCATCCTCTAATTTCTTTAATTTTTTATTCTTTGTTTTCTTTTGTTTACTTTTTTCTTTTATTTTAGTTTCATTTACTTCATATTTTTCCTTCTTTTCTTCCTTTCTATTTGTGTTTATTTCTTTTAAAGAATTAATTAATCTTTCCTGAGATAAAACTCTTTCTTCTGCAATATCTTTTAAATAAATAGTGTCTCTATTTTTTGAAATTTGAGTTCTAACTTTATCTTTTAAGATAGTATTCATGTATGAGAAGATCTGGATGTCGAGTAGATCTTCGATAACTTCTCTCCTGACACTTGCTCCGAGCTGCATGAATGGGACAAATGTGGATGAACCAAGGATGACAACTTGGGTAAAACTTTTGTAGTTAAGTTTGAGGACTGATTGCTCCAAGTATTTCTGCGTGTCTTTGGCAGCAGCATCCTGATCAACCATTTTGTTATTCTTATAAACCTCAAAGAGATTGGGTTTCGCACCTCTGAAAACTCTGTATTCATCTTTACCTATAGAAAAACATACTTCAACTTTTAAACCTTTTTCATTTATACTGTTAACTAACTGCCCTCGATTAATTTTTCTAAATGGTTTATTAAAAAGTCCAAAGCATAAAGCATCTAACATGGTACTCTTTCCAGCACCATTAGTTCCAACAACTAAAGTGGAAGTAATATCATTAAGTTGTATTTCAATCCAGTGATCACCAGTAGAAAGAAAATTCTTCCACTTAATACTTTCAAATGTAATCATTCCGATTTTGTTGGAGGTAAAATTAAATCATTTTTAGTGACAATTGAATAAGCATATCCAAATTTATCACAATTAATAGCAACAGAATCAACATCTATTTCCATTAATTCTAGTGTTCTTTTGTAATCGATAGCTTGTAACTGCTCAAGATATCTTATAGCATCATCCTCTTGCTCGAACATATGAACAGTTTTAACGTTCTGATTATTCGGAAGAGCATAAACACCACCAGTATCTTTTTCAGTTAAAATAAACATTAGAGTTCAGATGCTTCTAAGTATAATGATCTCATAATATTTTTAATATTATTTCGATCAACTTTAAGATCTATTTCATCTATGTAATTGTCTAGTAATGTCATGGTGTCTTCAGTTTCTACAACGGAATCACCATTTTCTAAATCCACACTAAGATCTTCTATAATCTTAAGATCAGCTAAACCAATATCTTGGAGTTGCCTCACTGCATAATCAAACTTAGCATAGTCACCTTTGTCTTCTACTATGAGTTTGACGAAGGTTCCTTTGATTTCTTCTTCAGGCGGTATAGTAACTCCATTATTATAATACAACTTATGAAAAGTGTCAAAGGGATTTCTATAGAAAGTAGTTCGTAGAGTCTCTGTATCAAAGACATGGAACCCTCTTTTTTGTCCGTAGTCATTCCAGTATAGTTGATAGGGGTTACCAAGATAATAACAATTATCTTTATTAGATTTAGTGTGATAGTGTCCTGAGAATACCTTCTTAAAATTTTTAAAGATAGTCATATCAGTACCTTTATCCATCACATGACCTGGATGAGCTTCAAAACCGTTAAGCTCAAGATGGCCCATACAGACAGGTGCAGTACTTTCTGAGATGCTTCGTAAGGTTCTGTCGTAGTTCTCATCACATATCCAAGGAAGTAATAAAATGTCAGTACCGTCATAATTACGGGTAGTAGGTTCAGTGATATTATCAATATTATATCCTCCTAGTAACTCATCTGGTGAGTTAATCCTTAATGTGTTCTTATAATATATGTCATGGTTACCAACCAAGGCAGTCATCTTACATCCTAATTCTGTAATAGGATCAAACCACATCTCCTTTGCTGCTTCCAGAGACATGAAGTTAACATACTTACGTCTATCAAACGTATCACCTAAATTTATTATCTCTTTAATGCCTGATGCTTTAATAAAAGGTATTACAATCTTACTATAGAACTTTCTATAGTGCTCAACGAAATGGAGATTGTCATTCCTAACACCAAAGTGCTGATCTGTTATCAGTAAGACCTTCATCGTTTGGTGTTCATTTCTACACGATTCTTAATTTGATTATAATCTGCACTAGCATCACCGTCAACTGAGAACACATGTTCATATCCTGACTTTTCAAGTATCTTATCTTTGATATCCATCTGACGTTTCTCTTTAGCAATACGTCTTAGGAATGCATAATATACTATCTGTGTAAAATATGCAAAAGGATTTTTACTTTTTGCTGGATCGAAATTATCTATGTACTGTATACAATTTTCTATTCCATCACAAACCATATCATCTTTATACATGTAGTTGATAAAGTTTGGTCTATATGATAGATGAGTTGCTATCTTTAAAAAACATCCCCCTATGTAATTATTAACACGAGGTTTAGGAAGACCTTTCTCTTTAGCAATTTCTACTTTTTCTTTGTACTTAACTATGGCGGCTAGAAAATCTGCATTATTAACATAATGTTCTTTCTTTTTTGTTGTTCGCCTCATATGGTTATCCTCGTATGACTATATTATAACATTGAAATGACAAAGTGACAAGCTTGACAAACTAATCAATTGTGTGTAGGATAACCATGTTAAGGGTTCAGGGGAACAGTTTAGCCTTTATATAATTTCTCAAAGACCTTTCTAGCATCATTAATGCTACCAATATAACCTTGAGTATTATCTATATTTGTTTGTCGTCGTGCCGTCCGTTCATCTTTTTTTGATGGCGATTCTTCATTAGCTAAAAAACCTTCGTACATGTATATAATTTCTTGTGACATAGATGCAACACTTACTACATCTTTCTCTCTAACTATAAAAAAATCTTCATCAGATAATTGCATCCACTTATGAAATCCCATACCCCTCATCACTTTTCCTTTACCCATATCCTGATTAATAACTTGTATGCATACAGGATCTTGAAGGAAACATAATGTCTCTTCTCTGTCTTCTGTTAACACCGCTTTAGCAAGCACTTCCTCTCCACTAACGAGTTTAAACACTCCGTGGAATTCTTCTTCATGTTTAGCATAGTTAATCATAAGATTTGAGTTTGATTTCTACAATTTCATAATTAAAATTTTCTTCTTTGTATATTTTTAATCTTTCAAAGAGATGGAGAAGAGTATAATTCTTTCCATTATCTCTACTAATATCATCAGCTATATCATATAGAGATGCTACTTCTTTTCCCCTAGACTGTCGAAGTACCCTCCCGATAGATTGGAGGTTACGGACTCTGGACTTGGAGGGACTGGCGAAGACGAGGTTGTGCAACCGCCTAATGTTAATCCCAGTACTGAAAGTGCCATAACTGGCGACAATAATTTGATTATCTTCATTTTCAACTAAACTCCGTATATGTTCTCGGTCATCGACATCAACTCCACCATAAACTAAATGTACTGATCTGTCGGTATGACTATTTATCATATCATACAGAGGGATACCGTGCTTCTCCACGTAGTTAAATAGTACCAATGTATTTCCTTTAAGGTCACACGCTAAGTTACGAATAAATTTATTACGTTGTTCATGTGCACATAGGTATTCCATTTCATCTTGATACCCATCAAAGATTTGTTCATCATGTTTAAGTACAAGAACTTTTACTTTCAACTTAGCAACATGTCCTTTTTTCATTAACTCAGATGTCTTAGTAACCTTTGAGCATTTACCAAACACACCTTCCAATACTAATTGATTACATTCAGTTCCATCTAATGTACCAGTAAATCCAATACGATATTTACATCCATGCATCTTTGACATTATATTAGTCAATGATTTAGCTTTAAATAGATGAGCCTCATCACCTATAACTACATCAAACCTATCAAAAAATTTACGTGGTTCCTTATACAAGGACTGCCAAGTTGATATAACTACATCATGATCAGTATACTTTTCTTCACCAGCATATATTTTATGGCAGTGGTACTCAGTGTTCCAACCATACTCTGTAAAATCTTTATACATTTGCTCGACAAGAGAAGTAGTTGGTACTATAATAAGTACATTCCTTTTAACATTTACATGGAAACGAACCAATGAATAAATCATCAGAGATTTACCGCTTGCCGTTGGGCTTACTAGGAGTCTTCTGTTGTATCTTAGGGACTCGTATATTGCTGCGTATTGGTAGTCACGAGCCTTTACAGGAAGCCCCAATGCTCGAACAAATTGAACTACAGACTGAGGTGTTACAAGATCGTTCTGATCCTTGGGATGCCCAAAATGTTGACTTTCCAAAAATTGATAATGATATCCCTTTTCCTTTGCCCAGTCAGTTAGATAATCTACTAAACCGCAATAAATTTCCCCAGTAGCAGGTGAGTATAATCTTACTTTACCATCCCAACCTTTGTATCTTCTCGTCTTCTGCATGTACTTTGCAGAGGGAATTTCAAAGGTAAAATATTCTGCTGCCTCTTTGTGGAGATGAGGCTCAGCATGCACTTTTAAATAAACTTCGTTCTTCTTCTGAATAACGAGA